ACCATAGAGCATTCTCAATCCAACTCGCCTATCGTACTGTTTGACGTAGTCAACTAGCACATCGACAGACGGCACTCTGTACTCGTCCATAAGACTCTCCGGTTTAGTCGTATTTACCTGCTTTGACGTCTCTGTATACTTTGTCAGCGTCCCGGCTGTATGCTTGCCCGACTGTGGTATTAGAAAGACCAGCACCCTGCGCTTGCCGCTGACTCCTTCTAAGTTTTGCCAACTTCTCCTTCGCCTTCTTTCTTCTTAGGGCGGTTCCTGATGTGGCGGCACCCGGTGTATAGTTAGACAGCGCCGTGTCAAGGTCCTGCTTTTCTTTATCCGAGCGGTTGTAGCGTCCGCCACTTGCGGGCTTCATTGGTTTCGCTCTTTTTCCTTTTAAGTCTGTGTAACCCATCTTAAAACCCCTTTGTCGTTGAGCCGGGAGCTGACTCTGAGCTCGACTCGTTAGCCGTTCTATTCATATGCTGCAACATGTTGTTCATGTTGCTACCGTCTGCGTCATTACTAGAGAACCGTCCGTCGCCTTGGCCGCTCTTGGCCTCGCCTTGACCCGGCATGTACGGGTTCATCTGTGTTTCTTGTGGCACGCCTGTCATCCACCACTTGTCGATGTTTCGAACGTCGAGGAACCGTGCACACTCTTGCACGAGCTCGTTGACGTTCAGCATGGAACCCTGAGCAGCCGCTATCTGTGCGGTCGGCAGTACAACTTGACCCACCAACTGCATGAGTCGCTGGAACCGTGTCTCAGGTGACATCATAGACATTGAATAGGGCTCGATGTCAAAGCCATAATCGAAGAAGTCACCCTCTCTCACATCGGGAGTGTACTCCACTTCCAGTTTGAATTCGCCCAGTTCCTTGATAACGGGAATCTGTATGTACGGGTCGGACCATAGATACCACGCTAACTTCTTGGTTATATTCCGGGTAAACCGGTGAACTTGCAGGACCATGTCCTGAAGTTGTTTAGACGCATTGGCCTGTAGCATTTGCTCTTGGCCCAACGTGTCCGCCTGAGATGCCCGTCCACCGATGGTGTACAGGTTTCCTCCTTGTATGGAGTACTGCTGCTCAAGGAACTGAACGAAAGGAAAGTTGGTTTCCGCTACACCACCGAATTCAACTTCCTTGAACGCATCGACATTCTTAACGCCCGCCGTAAACCCATCGGGTGTATTCCGTATGAGCTCTGCATCTTCTGCACCTGTCAGCTCGTACAGCATGACCTTCTTCTCACGCTCAGCCTGATGCTTCATCTTGACGACGAGCTTGTTGATTGTGTTGTTCAGGCCGAGTATGTTGTAAACAGGTGGTATCGGTATGACAGAGTTCGGGAATTGGTGATAGGACAGCAGGTCGTACGGCCCGTCTTCGGGGCCGTCGTACTCTACCGTACGCATAATCTTAGTGCCCTGACCTTCCGGTGGGATGGTGACGATAATTCCCTCTTCCGGTATCCACAGGTCTGTGAGCCACACCTTCTTCCGAAGCTCGTTGCGATGCTCGAACGGCATCATGTGTTTCTTGGCAATCTCATCGGGTGATGTGTTGTCGATGTTGTACTCTTTGACGTACGACACGTTGTCGTAGTTCTTGAACATCCCGCTTTCGATGATATAGTCGAGAGGAAGACAGTAGTTGTTTCCTTCTATCTCCATCTCCTGTCGGTTGCGTGCACGGAAGTCACCGATGTAATCGTCGTAGTCGATGCTATCGCAGAACGGTTGTCCGACGTCGTGCAGGTATCCGAAGATTTCAACTTGAGAGTCAGCGACGATACCCGTCTTGCATATACCCATCGAGAATAAACTGTTCAGGACGGCGGGTCTTAGTGTGTTGTTGGAGAGTTCTATCTCGTTGAACAAGTGCTCAAGAGCGAGCTCGAGTGTCCGGGCAAAAGAGCGTGACGCATTGATGCCACGCTTGGGGTCGATGAGGACCCGTGGGTTTTGAGAGACGAGGTACGGCGCAATGATTTGTACGTAGCGGTCGATGAGATTCATAGGCTGGTTCTCACCAACTTTGTTCTCGTAGTACCCGCCTGCGTACTCTGCGTGCATCTTTTTACGCAGCTTCCTCGTGGGCTCCGTGTACTGCTGCCAAGAGGTCACTGCCCTTTGGAGTCGTACAGGGAACTTTTCCCTTACGTTCTTCTCTTTTCTTAATTTATTAGCCACGGTTCGTCCTCTAGCTTTTGTTTCATCGCTGTTTTATGAGCTTGTCGTCGCATAGCCAACGTGTTATATTCCCCGTAAGCTGCACGGTTAAGTGCAGCACGGGGTTGGTCATAACGTGCGAGGCAGCATAAGGCATCAGCAATGACCATATCACCGTGCGCTGCTCTAGCCCCGCCCTCGTCTGCTGAACACTGAGAGGGTCCAATATCTTTTCCACCACCCTCAAAGAACACATAATCCTCGGCTTCATGCAATGACTGTGCATCGGGGTTATGGAAGGCTTTCGACTTCAGCTCTTCTCTGAACGCAGCGTCGAGCGCTGCATCGTAACCAATGCACAGATTCAATTTTGTATCAGGGGAGCTATGCCAGCCAACAGCCTGCTTTCTTTTCCTTCCACGTTTGCCTTCTTCACGTTCCCGGTAGATAAAGTCGTATCCCATGTCCATCACACGTCGTCCGAACGTCCCGCCGGGTCCATTGTTTTCCCATATCAGGAATGGCAGTATGGTTGCCCCGCCAATCCAATGGCACAGCGCCACTACGTATTCGGCAAAGTGTGTAGGTGAAGTGTTCGGGCATTTCCAGCGTCCAACTTTCTGGTTCAGGTTAGAGTCGAAGACACTGACGACTGAGTTGGATTGTCCTGTACCGAGCGAGATGTCACACCCTACGATGTAGTTATGACCTTGGTCCGGTCGTGCACCACGCAACTCACCCCACCACTTCAGTCTGCGTCGGCCTTGGTCCGGGGTAAACTTGCTTCGTACGATACGATTCTCACGCATGTAGTAGTCTATCTCGCCTTGGTAGGAAGGGTCTCTCGCAGTTTTGTCCAGCATCCGCAGCAATATCATCGGATTGAACACCACGTCACCGGAACCGACATAGTCGATGTCGATGTTCGTAGCCTTATCACGGGGCGTGCGTCTCTCGCACTCACGGTCGTACCACGGGCTTCGTCTCCCTGTCGGAGAATAGTACACCTGATTGGCCGGGTCGTTTCCGTCAGCGATGAAGCTGAGCTCAGTAATGCCTTCCTTCTCGGGGTACTGTATCAGCATGTCTTTCTCAAACTCGCTGTACTTGAACTCTTTACCCTCTTCGATGCCAAGGAAGATTTCTTTACCGTACTTTTCGGTGTAGTAACTCAAGTCGTATATGACAACCTTGTCGATAGTCGGGGACTCGTAATGTCCTTGTATCTTCCAAGGGTGTCTCCACCAGCCGAGCGTAACAACGGGCACCCGTCCTCCGAAGCGTATCTGTCCAAAAGGATGACCCCGGCTCGTAGGCGTTGAATTGAAGATTCTAGCCGGGGTCGTATCCGACAGCGTATCAGCAATCCACAAGGCGTCAGCAGGATTCACACGAGCGAACTCGTCGCACATAATCGCTTGACGCCGACCACCCGCTCCTACATCAGCATTCGTAGACTCTCCATCTATAACAGAACCATTGTTGATGTTCAGGAGGTGTCTCTCGCTCAGGTCCACCTTGGGCGTAACCCAATGCGGAAGATTCTTCAAAAGGTATTCGAGTTTCCAGTACAGTGTATCCGGGTTCCCCCGCTTCCACACGTACTCCTCTTTTCGGCTGATTACCAAGAACATAGAGTCCGGCACCAGTAGCCACTCGGCAAAGAATGCACCTAGAACTATCCATGTAGCTCCCATTTCTCTTGACTTGTCAACGAGCAAATCTCCACCGTATCGGATGGAGTAGATAAGCCGTTCGATACATTCATCCTGCACCTCCCACGTGTTAAACGGCAGGTGCTTGAAAAGCGACTGTTCCCGCTTCGGCTGAAACGTCCAGAACATTGTCTTGAATGTTATCTGCTGCTTCTCTTTGCACATCAGCACAAAGGTCTCCCTCATCGAGGGCTCCTTCTCCAACTGAGTATGCAGTTTCTTCCGAAACTCTATATTTTCCCTCAGCCCCATCGGAATGGCAGTCAAAAATTTCTCGGCTGAGTCGGGCAATTTTATCAGATTCGAGGGTCTTCCCATCGGTATCGAGACCTTGTGAGTCTTCCTTTATCAGTTGGCGAGAATACTTCCAAGCGTCCGGTGCTGTGTTCGTCAACCAGAACATCATCATCTGTGGACTGGGTGGATGCTCCTCGGTTACTATTTCGATTGAGGTTTCCCCTCTTGCGTTGATTCGTTCCTTGACCTTCTGTGTAACCATGCCTCCCATAGCGACCTGATACACCTGAGCGACCATCTTCTGCGTCGCCTCACTCCGCCCGTAGACCAATGCGGCCTCTAGGGTTGGTATCTCCTTGAGCCTTTTCTTGAGTTGAGATAGCTTCGTCCCTACGAACTTCGCTATAGCCTTGTCGTCAAGCCCACAGCTCGCCATGTTCCTGATGATACCCTCCATGTTCCGGTCGCCCGCCTTTATCCGGGGCGAAGCCGGGTTGTACTTCTCGATATGGATGGGTTCTTTTTCCATTAGTGTACGTACGTGACGTTCACGGATGCTACGGCAGATGCGTAGAACCACAGCTTCGATAAGTCATCAATGGCCAATTCTAGGGTCCCAATGCTTCCTACGCTTGCGACGGAAATTGTCGGGACCATAACGGCGGTGGAGACGGCGGTGCTTGAGTTGATTGTGCAGTTCACGGCATTGTTGCATAGTGCGTTGATGTACGCAATCTTGCATGGGTGGACGGAAGTGACAAGCTGTGTCGTTGAGGCCGCTCCAATAGCCCCGGTTAAATGTCCACCCCCCGTGCACACTAAATGAGCGTCGACATTTGCATAAACTGTATTCGACATCTTAATACCTTTCAGCTGAATTGTAAATTTACAAGGCCAGTGTAAGGTATTTATGAGATAAAAGTAAAAAAACCCCACCGGACACGAAAGGACAAGTTCCGAAAAAGCCCGGCGGGGAAGGGTGAAGCTAGGGTCGTACGACGCTTTGGATTTGACGTTCGATGTTTATTCTGTACACTACAAAGGCTTTTTCGATTTGCTGTGATAAGTCACAAACTGCTTTCTCATCACCACTTGCGCTAGCGTATACGACTGCAGGCATCCCTTGTCCCGTCACGCTGATGAAGCACCCGTTTCCTGAGTTCAAGTATCCGATGACCCGTTCCACGCTATCGAGTTTCTCAGCAAGTTTTTGCAATTCTTTTGAATTTATCATAATTTTCCTTGACAAAACATAATATATGCGGTATA